GGTTGCGTTCGATCTCTATAACACAGCCCTACGCTTCCCGCAGGTATTCGTACCTATGGCTAATCTGTTTGCCGATGCAGGCATACAGGTCGGCGTGATGACAGGCAACCGAACTGACGATGCTCGTCAGGCGTGGACTGACCTCGGCTACCCCGAGCCTGCCTTCTTTACCTCGCATCCGAAGCTCGATCCCAACCTGACTGCCACCTGGAAAGCTGACGAGTGCAAGAGACTCGCCGTGGATACGCTCATTGATGACTTCTCTGGCGGGAACCACGCGGATGCTTTCCGAAGACGCATTGACGAGATAGGCGGGGACACGGTTGCCCTCGTGGTGTCGCTCCCCGCTGATGGCGAATATCAGCAAGTTGGTAAGGGGGACAGCCAGAATGCCAGTGTATGAGTATCGGTGCGATAGTGAAGACTGCGAACTGAAGTACGAAGTCACCTGCCCCATCGAAGAGCGAAACCTACAGGGGTGCCCACTCTGCGGCTCCCCAGGACGCCTTCTCCCGAATCTTGTTACTTTTGATATGGGACGCGACGGCACGCGGAATCGCAACCCTATCAAAATGTGGTCACTCGAAGAGCGGATGGCCGCTAAGTACGGTGACAACCCCTAACGCACTAGATAGTGAGTTGAGGGACAGGGGCGCCCGCGAGTCTTAGCGCGATGGCATGAGGCGCAGAGCACTTGCAATCCACAATCGGGATAGCCCTGCTGTTTCAGAGAATCATAAAAGGCTCGTCCCCACTTCTTCGCCTCAGTCCTATGCTCAGTTCCGCCGCCCGCGATATGATCTAGCTCTAAAAAGGCCATATGAGTCTCGCCGCAGCACGCGCACTCACCACCGTACGCTCTCATTGCATCCTCCTGCGATCTGATGCGTGCGAGGCGCGAATACTCGCGACTTCTGGACGGAAGTCTTCGAGCGTAGCTTTGCCCACGGTTGTAGCCCCTGCTCCTTCGTCTACAATCAGGGCACCAGGCTTTGTCAGGCTCGGGCGGTTGCTTGCCGCACGATGGGCAAAGACCGGATTCACAACGGGAGTAGTACACCTTCATGCGCCGTTTTCGATTGCGCTCTTTTGTCGCTTCGGATTTTTCGGTCACAGACCATTTTAGCGCATGTGGATGTATCGGAGGAGACAGGCATGTGGATGTGGTTCGCTGAGCTTGACGCGGATGCGCGCAATGCTCTAGATGACAGTGACTTTGCGTGGATCGACAAGGACGGCGGACGCCATCTCCCGATTCACGACGCCGGCCACGTCCGAAACGCGCTGGCACGGATCAACCAGACCAAGGGTCTAGCCGGCGCAGCGAAGAAGAAGGCGCTCGCCAAGATCAGGGCTAGAGCCGCGAAGTTCGGCATCGACACGTCGAAGCAGGCGATCGAGCAGTACGAACACGAGTACCAGCTTTGGCAATCCTTCCTCGCGGCTGAGGCTCCCAAGTACGGGCCTGGCGGGGACCTGGATTGGGACGATAAAGAAGAGCCTGACGAGAGCGAGGACGACACCCGCGCCGGCGACCCGAACAGCGCCGATGAAGGTGGGACAGCACCGGCACCGGGCCTGACGTCAGGCGATGTTCATGTCAATGCGCCGGTCAACAGCGAGCCTTCCAAGAAGCGCAGCAAGACGCTCAAGTTCTTGACGCAGGCCGCGCGGCAACATTTCGCGTCGGGTCGGCTCATGACTGCCGAGCAGTTCAATCGGTTCCTGAAGCAAGCGCAGGGCAAGCAGGGCGGACTCGCCAAGAAGCGGGCCGACGAGCAGGCGATGGGCGGTTGCGGCGGCGATTGCTGCGATAGCTGCACCGGACCCGGCTGTGGTTGCTGCGAGGCTTGCGAGGCATCGTCGTTCGTGTCGGGTGAGTCACAGCAGTATCGAGAAGGGTCGCCGCACTTCGTCACGCCTGACGGCATCGGCCTGCGGATGTTCATTCCGCTGCGCTTTGACGAATCAATTGGCGTTGGCGACTGGATCGAATACCTGCCGCCTCCTGGCGTGTTCCACTCGCCGCGCTACGGCAAAATTGAGATCACCAAAGAGCGGAACGAGAACTTCGTCCGCAACTTCAACTCTGGCGTCTACCAGGACGACGTCCCGATCGACGCCGAGCACGAGACGAAGCTGTCAGGAGCACTCGGGTGGATGCGCAGGGGCGGAATGCGTATCAATCCCAACGGCTCTGTGTCCATTCGACCGGACTGGACCGACCGTGGCAAGGCCATGCTAGAGCAAAAGCGGTTCAAGTACTTTTCGCCAGAATGGTATGATTCGTGGAGGGACCCAGCTACGGGAGCAATTCTTAGCGACATTGCTATCGGAGGCGCTCTGACGACTCGGCCCTTCTTCAAGCCAAGCTCTCTCAAGCCAGTCATCGCCAGCGAGCAAGGCTTCAGCGACGTAGACACTAAAGCCACCACAGAGGAGAATACGATGGCAGGCGAAGAGAACAAGGAAACCGAAGCGAAGCGGCTCTCCGAGCTTGAGCAGCAGATCGCTGAACTGAAGAAGGAGCGCAAGGAGCTTCGGGCTTCAGAAGAGGCTGCCAAGAAGGAAGCCGAGCAGTCCAAGACCGCCGCCGAGGCACAGAAGGCTGCCGTCGAGTCCGCTCTTGAGGTCGCTCGTCAGGCGGCTGAGGAAGTAGCGAAAATTCGGCAGGAGAATCAGCGCCGAGAGTTTGCCGAGACGGCTTCCACGTTCGTCGGGGAGACTGCCAAGCACGTCGCCCTGATGGAGAAGCTCGGCGGCGACCCCGAAGCCCTCAACCAGTACATCGAGACGCAGAAGACCGCCGCCGAGGCGCTGTCCGCTGCCGGGTTCTGGGAGAGCATCGGAGCCAGCACCGCGCAGGCCAACGGCGAGACGAGCGCCGTTGAGGCGGCTCGCAAGGCTGCCGAGGCAATCGCCGCGCAGGGTGGCGGAAACATCAGTGTCGCCAAGGCCGCTGCTGAGGCGTGGGACGATGCGAAGTACGTTCAGTACCTTCGCGAGACGGGCCAGCACGTCGGCACCCGGTCGCGGAACTAGGTCAGGTAAGGGAGAAAGACAATGGCAACGGGCATTGGCGTACTCGATCGAACGTACAACGCAAACGTCGATCTGAGCGCGAAGATTTACTGCTTCGTCCAGAAGGACGTGAGTGGGAACGGCGTCATCCTTGCGACGGACGGTGGTCCGGTACTCGGGGTGCTGCAAAACAAGCCAACTCTGAACCAGGGAGCGGTTGTCCGCATCCTGGGCGAGACTCCGGTGATCGCTGGCGCGAACAGTTGCGCCGAGGGTGATCTGGTTAGCTCCGACGCTAGCGGGAATGTCGATACCGCTGCGTCGGGGGAGTACATCGCCGGCATCGCGACCAAGGCCGGCGTCTTTGCAACGGGGCAGATGGCTACGGTGATGCTGCTTCCGCAAGGCAAGAAGTAGTCGTAAAAGTAACGGCACGCGGGGGCACGTGCTGAACATTCGAGGGAGACACAGTAATGGCAGCACCAACTCCGACTCCGGGCCTCACCCCGAGTGATGTCCACGTAAACGTGCCGCTCACTCAAATCTCCGTCGCGTATCGGCAGGACAACACGCAGTACATCGCTGCGCGAGCCTTCCCGATCGTGCCGGTGCAGAAGCAGAGCGATAGGTACTACGAGTACGACCGGGACTACTGGTTCCGAACCGAAGCGGATAAGCGCCGACCGGCGTCCGAATCGGCAGGCTCCGAGTACACCGTTCAGAACACGAGCACCTACAACGCCGAAATCTACTCGGTGCATGTGATGGTGCCCGATGACGTCCGCGTCAACGCCGACTCCGTGCTGTCGCCGGATCGCGACGCGACGATGAACGTGACCGACCAGATGCTGCTCAAGCGCGAGCAGATTTGGGCGAGTAAGTTCATGACCACCGGACTCTGGACCGGCAACAACGGTTCGGACATGACTGGCGTGGGTTCCGCTCCTGGAGCCAACCAGTTTGTCGAGTGGAACGTGTCGGGCAGCCAGCCGATCGAGGACATCCAGGCGCAGATTCTGAACATCGCTCAGTTGACCGCGCGCAAGCCGAACAAGTTGATCCTGGGTCCGCAAGTCGCCAACGCGCTGCGCAACAACCCGGAGATCATCGACCGTGTCAAGTACACGGAGCGAGCGTTCCTGGACTTCAGCATCCTCGCGCCGGCGTTCGGCGTGGACGAAGTTCTCGTGCCGTTCGTGGTTCAGAACACCGCCGCCGAAGGCGCGGCTCGCAGCATGAGCTACCTGTACGGCAAGCAGGCGCTTCTCCTGTTCGCGCCGAGCACTCCTGGCCTCCTGACCCCGTCCGCTGGCTACACGTTTAGCTGGCAGGGCTACCTGAACGGCACCGCCGATGTGGCTGTGTATCGCTTCAGGATGCAGGAGCGCAAGGCCGACCGCGTCGAGGGCGAGATGGCTTTCGACATGAAGCTCATCGGCTCCGACCTGGGCGTGTTCTTCACCAGCGCGATCCAGTAGATGCTCCACTGATGGACCGGGCGGGACTTTTAGGGGGTCCCGCCCGGTCTGACCACCTTGGGGGTATGACATGACCGCAACCGAAACCGAAACCGCCGAACCGATCCAGTCTGTGCGCCACACCTACGTGGCAGTGCAGAGACTGTTGTCCCACCACAACGGCAAGCACGTCTATCGCGAAGTGGGCGACGAGATGCCTGAAGTCGAGGCGTGGGACTGGACCATCCGAGAGAGCTACCTGCGCAACCATCGAATCGAGAAGGTGACGGTCGGATCGACCGAGCCTCCGAAGCGCAAGCCGGGACGACCGCCTAAAGACGCTTCCAGGTAGGCTAGGTCATGTCCTGGACCTACCTTGAGCCTCGTTCGAGTCTCGTAGTAGCGACTCCCCCTCCGACGCTGACGACCTTTAACGTCACGACGGGAACCGGGTCGCTCTTCATCGCGGGGCCGGCGACCGAGAACGGCTACATCTGCAACATCCTCTCGGTAGCTGGTGACACCGTAACGCTCTCAGCGCCGCTTCCGTATCTCCCCATCGCCGGTGACGAGCTTGTCCAGACCATCATCGGGCAGAAGGACAAGGTTCGTTTGCTCGTTGGCGACACAGACACGACGGATCAGCAGCTTCAAGACGAGGAGATATCGCTCTTCTTGCAACTCAAGCCGAATCCGATGCGGGCTGCCGCTATCGCAGCAGAGGCCATCGCTGGCAAGTTGTCCAGAGCGGTGGATTATGAGATTTACCAGGAGATCAAAGAGCGAATGTCTCAGGCCGCAACCGCCTACTTCGCTCTCGCGGATCGTCTGCGGCACGAGGCTGCGAGATCGTCGGCGCTACCGCTGATGGGTGGGCTACTTCAGGCCGATAAGGACATGGCTGTCTCGGACACGACCAAGGTCCAGCCGTTCTTTACTCGCGAGATGATGACCGAGCCTGGTACGGAGCCTTCCCAGGACAACTCGACTGTCGGCTACGTCCAGCCCTACTACTGATAGGAGCTACTGATGGCACCTATCGTCAGCAAAACAGTTATCGCTAGGGCTCGGAAGCACCTGAACACAGCGATGGTCGAGACAGCGACCATCCTCCGTACCGGCCAGAGCTATCCGTGTCTGGTTGTCATTGAGACGCGACCGATCGTGATTCGCGGGATGCCTGAGCACCTGAGACTGCGCAAGTGGAATATCAGGATGCAAGCCCCGCAGGCCCCATACAGCGGAGGCGTGGACGTCGTCACCGGCGACCGTATCCGTGTCGTTACACAGACCGGACAGACTCGCGGTGTGTTCATCGTTACCGAGCTTACCGGCCCGGACACCTACAACGTGTCCACGACCGTGCTCGCCGTCATCTCGAACGCGAACGTCACCTTCGCTCGCGACGGTTCGCACAGCATCAATAGCATCGACGTGTTCATCTCGCGGGTCACTGACGAGATGAAGGCTCAGGGCATCTCCTACGATTGGGAGGTCTGGTTCGACTCCTCGATCACCTACCCCGTTGGCACGCCTGGTGGCTTGCTTGTCTCTAAGGGCGACAAGATGCGGTGGACTCGCTCTCCAAATCCGTTCCCCAAGGCCGGCGCGATCCTCGATCAACCACGCTACGCTTACGCCGAAGACGCGATCACCGCTGCCTACTTCAAGGAATCACTGTGACATGGAGATCACGTACGAACAGGCGTTCAAGCAAGCCCTTCTCGATCGTCTCTTTAGGGACTTACGATCGAGCGTGATGAATGCTGCTCCAGACAATCACGAGAGAAGGGTAGCCCTCAGTCTCATGGAAGAAGCTCTCGATCGAGTAACGAGAGCTATTCGGATAGGCGAGGCTGCCTAATGGCTTTTGTAGACATGTCCGTGGTCAACCTGGGGTTGGCCGAGGTCAAGCTGGAGACATTCATCGCGGAGATGCCCATGCTGCTTATCACGCTGCCAAAGACCATCGGCAGAACGATGATGGATACTCGGGTCATGCCCGCGATCAGGCAGAACACGCCAGTGAAGACCGGCGCATTACAAGAGGCCACCGACTACACAATGGAGAGCGCCGGCCCAGAGACTAGGTTCAAAGTGTTCAGCACGGCAGAGAACGATCGGTCGGGATATCAGTACGCCAGAGCGCGGGCTTACGGATTCAAGACTGTGGCCGGCAACGACTGGATTCCGCCAGAGGACCCACGCTACCCGATAGCCGGTTTCGAGCAGGCCGATGTAAGCGGTATTGGCGCGATGCTCCCTACCGGAAGTATCATGAAAATTGTGCCCCTGTAAGGGCAAGGAGCAAGCATGGCTGGGCCGTTCCAAACCCGCGAAATCGAGATCGTTAGAGCGATAGCGGACACGATCTTTAGCCGAACGTCGCTCCTGCAAACAACGACGGTTCAAACAGCTTCGGCGGTAGGGGACCAACTACTCAACCTCGCCAGTTCGAGCGGCTTTGTCGAAGATGGCTACCTGCACTTTTTCGACAACACTGGTGAGCCAATGGTCGGAATCACCTCTGTAACAGGAAACCAGTTAGCCCTACGGTACGGGGGATACGCCAGCAAGGGGCTGCCTGTTGGCTTGCAGTATGTTCATCTCTCAGGAGCGAAAGTCGCGACCAATCTGATGATGCACCGGCCTCTTGGTATCGCGCCGATGTTGAAGAACGGGCAGCCGGTACTCGCCATCTGGCCTGGAACAAAGCGCGTTGTCGAACACACGATGGGATCGACAAACTCACCGTTGGTGATCCACCTTCAGGTCCATATAGCTCTTCAGCAGTACGACGCCGACCCGATCGACCCCGAGGTCTACAACCAGTTCCAGCAGGAGGCGTGCTGGAATTACCTCCAGACCGTCGAGAATGCTCTCAATCAGAACCGCCACCTTACCAGCAACTACAATAATCCAGGACCACATGCAGACGGGCTTGGTGACGGCAAGAGCACCGAGATCATCCGCACCTCCTGGGATGTCTTCACTGAATCGCAGGTGGTGGACATACCGCAAGCAATCGGCGCGATGCAAGTGATCGTGCGGCCACGGCGCTACGTGAGATTGGAGCCAGGAACGTAATGGAAACCATACGCCTCGTTTACAACGGAGATCGACGCTTCGAGGAGCCGCGACGTGGCTTCATCCCAGGACTCACGCTTCCGCAGGGGGATCGACCCGCTGGGCTGTGGCCTGGTGAGTCAATCCTGATTACCGACGAGCTTCTCGCGAGCTTGAATCGCCCCACCGGCGAACAGGCACGCTCTGACTTCGCAGAGTTCTTGGCCGGCATTTACAACGCCAACATGAAGCATGAGCGATGGACGGTGTCTCGCGAGAACAGCGCAGAGATCATCCCGCCCATCTCTCTCGCGCCGCCAGAGCCCGAGATCGCGAGCGGTGTACAATCTGAAGACGAGCCCGAGGAGTCTGCCGAGGGCGATGAGGCTGTAAACGATGGCGCTCAAAGCGCAGATGAAGAGGAGACAGAGTAATGCCAACGGGACTCCAGGGTTACACCGAAGGCGGTGAAGGCTATTTAGGGCTAGCAATCTCGTGGCGTCCCGATGGCGTCACCGATCCCTTTGCCTTTGTCGCGCCAACATCGTTCGTACTCGCTGAGAGCAAGTCGCTCGACCAGGCGTACACGCACATCGAGCGAGACGCCTATGTCGGATCGCGCGACACGGACAAGGGACACCGGCACGGCAAGGCTGCTGTCGGAGGTCCGATCACGTTCGCGCTCTATCCGACCAACGGGCTGGACATCTGGGAGGCTGGGCTTGGCTTCAAGGCCGCTGTCTCGGCCATCGCTTCCGACACCACGACCGCTATTCAGAACGGAGCCATGACTCCTCCGGGCGCGCCAACCACGACGCCGTCCGGTACGGGTGGGACGCTGGCGGCAGGAACCTACAAGTACGCTGTGACGTTCACGAGCGCCTACGGCGAGACAACGCTGGGCACCGCAACTGCGGGTGATGTCCTTTCAGGCTCTACGTCCAGCGACGCGCTCTCCGCGATCCCGGTTGGGCCTCCAGGCACCACAGGGCGAAACATTTACCGCGCACTTGGCGCGGGCGCATTCGCCTTCGTTCACGCCATCCCGGACAACACCACCGCGACATGGACCGACACCGGAGCAACCGCATCAGGCGCGCCGCCGACGTACAACACGTCGCTGCCGGCGCACATCTCGATCCTGGCGCTCACGACCGGGAGCGCCGCCTACACCCCTGGCATCCCGATCCTGGTGGACACCGGACTGAATCAGGAGTGTAAGGCGTGCATCAAGTACGACGCTGTGAACAAGTGGCTGTACCTCCCGCTCCTGGGAGACAGGGACGGTCGCGTCATCACGCACACGAGCGCAGGAACCACGGTGGTCGCGCCGGCCTGCAACATCAACAGGCCGATCACGCCGACTGACTTCTCGCGAAACCAGACAAACCTGCTCCCGACCGTGTCTGTCGAGGACAACATCGGCGGCAAGTACTCGTGGCAGTACCGGGGCGGCTACGTTGGCAAGATCAACCTGAAGGCGACTGCGGCCAAGACGACGGTCACGACCGACATCATGTTCAACAAGCCGCGCCAGCTTGCCAACGGCGAGGGATCGAATCCGTCCCCGACCGCGTTCAACGACGCAGAGGCCGACCTGAACGACCTGTCGTTCGAGTACCAGGACGGCTTCCTGGCGATCGAGAGCGACCAGGCATCAACGCAGGTGCCGATGCTTCAGCGGATGGACGACGCGACCGAGTGGGAGATCAACTTCAACAACAACCTCAAGGAAGAGGCCCCGATGGACGGGACTTCCGCGAAGAGGTACATCCCTGGCGCGAAGCGCAAGATCGACGTGAAGCTCAAGATGCTCAACACGGCTGACTACCCGGTGATCTACACCAACTTCGTCAGCAAGGACCTGGACGCCACCTTCATCGCACAGTTCGCGCAGAACGTGGGCACGGACGCGGCTCCGACGTGGAAGTTCCGAAGCTTCTACATGCCGCACGTCCGCTACGTGAAGAGCACCGAGGTCCAGGGGATCACGGACACCGTGGGCGAGAACGTCGAGGGCATCGCCCGTCGAGCAAGCGGACAGGAGAAGCTCTACTCCTACTACATGTAGGCACGATCTAGAGACACAATTTGCAAAGTGACAGGGCGCGGGTGGGCTTGCAACCTCCGCGCCCTGTCCCGTTTAACCGCCAAAGTACCTAAAAGTACAAGAAAGTTGGAGCATTATGGACGGTTTCCTGCAATATCTCGCTAAGTGCTTCGCGGCGGCAACGCTCGCTGTAGCGACCGCCTTCGCCATTGCCATCACGATCGTGGTCGCGGCTGGCGGCTGGAATGGATGGGGAAGCGTGTCGCACACGAGCACCACACACTTCGCAAGCAAATGGGCCAGTTCTAGCAAAGTCCAGGCTCGCTGCGGTCTACCTACCAGTAAAGAGTTCTCCGGTAAGGACGGCTACAGCCAACGGTTTCAGTCATGCTGGATGAGCGAGGGCGCGGTCCAGATTCACAGCTACGGATCGCCGGCGACCAGCACTCCTGTCCCTACAGCCACGGCGACATATGCCCCTCTCCCGACTGTTCCGCCTACCACGACACCCTGGCCTACGGCGATGCCCTTACCAACCAATACTCAGGTCCCACAGACGCTGTCGAGTCAGATGGTAGCTGTAATCAACGAGACTCGCGCCAGCTATGGCGTGCCGCCTCTCACTGAAAGCACCGCGCAGGATGCGTGCTCTGAAGTGCATTCAGAGCACATGTACCAGCAGCACGGCATCTCGCACGACGAGTTCCCGCAGGACGTCTGCATCGGTTGGAATAACGTCGGTGAAAACGTCGGGCAAGCTGGCCCAGGCGATCCGCTTCAGATGCTCGGACTGCTACATAGCGAGATGATGAACGAACCGCACTCGGTAGGCTGCCAGGGCAACCACGCCTGCAACATCATCAGCCCGCTCTACAATAGAGTTGGCGTCGGTGTGTACGTCGCGCCAGACGGAACCGTTTGGCTAACAGAAGACTTTGCAGGGTAGGTGGAGCATGGCTGACCAGAGCGAGGATTTTCTCCGACTTCGAGACATGGTTCAGAAGGGCTACTACAAAGAAGACACCGGCATCGCGCAGAGCGACCTGACGCCGATTCCGTGGGCGAATAAGCGGTGTAAGGACTGCCCCTTCTTTGAGGTCAACGCGGCGTACGTCCACGCTCCTGGGAAGTGCCGACTTCGTGGCGGCTTGAGTCGCCAACGCACAGATCATACCTGCCGGTACTTCGATCTAGAGATGCACGCCGAGGCCGAAGCGATCATCAACACGCACAACCCCGGCGCGCTCCGGGAATGGTGTACGTCCTTAGAGCCAATCTGGTGGAGCTAGGCTATACTGAAGCCGAACAGTGGTAGCAAGCACGGTCGCAAACTGCGGTAGCCCCGCCGACCGTGTTCTCAGGAGAGGTAATGACTACAGGATCGGGCATTCGTAACCCCAACGCGACCTACGGATATCGAGAGGACGACTGGCCGGAAGGCTCCCTCTGGACGTTCCGACGAGAGCAGACCGGCGACGACCGCGACGCCGTGTCCACCATGACCACCAAGCAGGTGATCGGGCGCGTGGACCGCAAGAAGGTCCGCGAGATGATGAAGCGCGGCGAAGACATCCAGGACTACATCACGTCACTGACCGACACCGAGGTCCTGATGTCCACCGAGAAGGCGATGCTTGCGCGAATGAGCGTCAGGGTCGAGGGTAAGTTCTTCACCATCCCAGACGACTTCACCGACGACGACGGCAGGCCGCATCCGATGGCGGGTCAGTTGATCCCTCAGCCGCCGCCACGGAGTCTAGAGCGCAAGGACCCGGCACAGTACAAGGCCCAGCTTGCGCAGTTCGCGCAGTGGCTCGGCCTGATCGACCCCGAGGCGCGGAGTGAGGCGCTCCAGTTCATGTCGGCGGTGTGGGCAGGGGCTGACCCCGACGCCCTGAAACGCTTTCCGGGAGGCCGTGTGGGCGTGGACGAATCCACTGGAGGAGGGAGCGAGGAAGCTGAGGGAGGACTACGACTTCCCGCCCGAACTGCGGTACTACCGGGTGATAGCTCTGACGGGGTGGACTGACGAAGAGTACCGCGCTCAACCCGATTCGGTCATCAACGAACTGTTCATGATTGACGAGATCGTGCGAGACGCAGATCGTCGCTTGCTCGCGAAGTTCACAGCAAACGAGTTGGCGCTGACTCTCGCACCGCTGTTCACCGTTCGGTGACAGACGAAAGCCCGACCAATCACCGTCTGCGACCCGCACTGCTGACGGTGATGTCGGGCTTTCGAGCGCCAGTCTGAGGCTCCTGCTCACCACCTCTGGTAAGTTTTGATCCCCCTCAGAAAATCCTCAGCCTGGCGCTATCTGGAGGATCATATTCAGCGCGGGTGCGGGTCGCGCTGGACTCTGGGCTTAGCCGATGGCGAAGTCTGCCGGGTTTCGATCGAGCCACTGCTCGATCGCGCGTCCGATCGTCACGGTCAGGGAGTTCAGCTTCTCTGGGCCGTTGTCTCCGTAGCAGGCCAGAAAGCCGGCGACGTCGGGGGTCCGCATGAGTACCTCTGTGTCGGACCCGCCCGAAATCTCCAGGATCATGGACAGAACCTGGCGCTTGACGTGGACAGGGGTCGCGTTTGGGTTCTTGTAGCCTGACTGCCTCTCCTGGGTGGGAGTAGACTGCTGTCGCGTTTCGTGGACCATTGGTTCTCCTCTTTCGGGGATTGCCCAGCGGTCCCGCACCCGCAGAGACATTCTGCCATCAGTGCCGGAAGCGCGTCAATATGCATCTTTGTCGTAACCAAGTTGACAAGAATATACGCGCGGGCGCTGTTCCACGTACGCGCGTGTTCCGCGCCATGCGGAACGCCTATACTTTAGGTGGTTGAGGACCAGAGCATGCGGCTCAGGGAGCGCCCGCGTCCTCGCGGAGTCGCAAGTGGACAGCAGCAACAACACTCTGATCCTCGAAATCATCATGAAGGCGGTTGACCAGGCGACCGCCGTCATTAAGTCTGTCGTTACCGAGCTAGGTGCTTTCGGCTCCAGCGCAAACCTCGCCGCCATATCTCTGGGGGTCCTGGGCGGCGCGATGCTCGTCCACGGCGTCGAGTCGGCGGTGAAGTTCCAAGACGCCATGATGCTGGTTCACACGCAGGCTGGCGCGACGATGGAGCAGGTTCAGGGGCTAACTGCCTCTGTCGAACAACTCGCGCTTTCTCCTGTCGGCCAGAGCGCGGAAGTCCTGGCGCAAGGGTTGTACCACATCGAGTCAGCCCTCCAGGGGGCGCACGGCGCGATCCTCTCGAACGCTGCGGCGATGGACGTCCTGAAGACGGCAGCCGAGGGGGCGCGTGTCGGCCACGCCAACCTAGAGACGGTAACGAACGGGCTCATTGGTGTGATGGTGGCGTTCCCACAGTATCTCCACAACGCAACGGCAGCGATGGCCGAACTGAACGCCATCATCGGTTCTGGTAATGTGCGCATGGGCGACCTGGCTCAGTCGATCGGCACCGGCGTGCTCCCGGTCTTCAAAGAAGCCGGCCTGACCATCCAGGACTACGGTGCAGCCCTGGCGACCGCAACCGACAACGCCATGCCTGCCGAGATGGCCGCGACGCGCCTGCGCATGACCATCTCGCTCATCGAAGCACCGAGCGTGGCGGCGACCAAGGCTCTCGCCTCTATCGGCATCGGCCAGACGCAACTAGCGTCCGACCTACGCCAACCGAACGGTCTGCTCAACGCCGTCGAAGACTTGAAGACGCACCTAGAGAACTCAGGCAAGACCGCTGTCGAACAGACCGCGATCATCGACTCAGCGTTTGGCCGTAGCCGTAGCTCTTCCATGATTAACCTTCTCATTGACGAAGTGGGGCGGCTCTCCTCGAAGTATCAGCAGCAGGCCGACTCGGTGAAGAATTGGGCCAGCGACGTCGCAGCCGCAGAGAGCACCGTCGCCGCGCGGTGGGACCAGTTCAAAGAAGTCATCTCGACTCTGGACATGGAGATCGCGTCAGCCCTACTCCCTGTCCTGGCACTTGCCATTACCGGACTGAAGGACGTCGCGCAGGCTGTCGGTTCCGTGCTGACTATCTCGCCTGGTGCGACCGCTGCGATTTTCGCGATAGCCGCTGCGTGGGCAGCCTTGAATATCGTCATTATCGGTGGGCGTCTCGCGGCGGATGCGTGGGCGTTCTCTCTGCGCAACGTGCTGCCTGTCATCTCGCACACCGGCGCGGTGATTGGGTCTACCAAAGACCTGGCCTTAACTATGGCCGCAGGCTTCCGTCAGGGCACAGCGGCAATCGGAGAAAGCTCCGCAGCCAGTATCACCGACGCTCAGGCGAAGGCGTTAGAGGCTGCATCGGAGAACGAGTTATCTAAGGCAACCGCGCTGCGCATGGCGAATACGCAGAAAGCCATCGTGGTTGCTGAAACCGACGCAGCCATGACCGAGAAGGCAGCGGCCATACTCAACCTCAACACCATAAGCCAGAAGCAGAACGCTACAGAGCAAGAGATCGCCACTGCGAAAGCGAGGCTTCTGGCGGCAACAACCGACGCTCAGGCAGCATCGGTCGAGAGGCTAACAGCCGCAGAGGCAGTAAACACGGCTCGTGCTGAGTACATGGCTGCGAGCAACGCGCAGTTGGCGCTTTCGCAGGAGATCGAGACAGCCGCCACGGTGGACGCCACGGTTGCTACTGTCGGGCTGGACGGTGCATTGACAACGATGTACGCGCTACTCAGTCCGCTTATTGCTGTGGTGGCCGCAGTCGCCGGCACGATCGGGCTTGTGGTCATCGCGGCAGCGGCGCTCACTGTGGGTCTGTACGAACTGTACCAGCATGTCCAGGGCGTCCACGATGCTATAGACGGATTCGTAAACTACGTCAAGGGCGACGTCATTCAAGCCTGGCGCGACTTCACAGGGGCTGTTGAGTTTGCGGTCAGCAAGGTAGGCGACTTCATTGGCTGGATGGGTAGTCTGCTCTCTCACAGTCACACCTGGGTCATGGGCATCGCCGCCATCTCTAAGGCGTTCACCGACCTTATCAGCGCCATCAAAGACGCCGTTACCTGGATCGGCAACTTCATCGGGGCAATGGGCAATGTGGCAGGCGCGGTCATCTCTACGGTCGATCCTCTCCACAGGCAGTACCAGGCAACCGAAGATGCGAAGAAGGCGGCACAGACCTACAGCGAAGTCATGGGCTACGGCGTGTCGATGAACGAGCTTGCCGCAAAGGCCGGTGCGGGTTTCGCGGAACAAGCAGAGAAGCAAGAAGCCGCAACCAAGAAGCTCGTCGTGGCGCTCAAGGACTACGAGGCCATGCTGCATCAGGTGGCGGAAGACGCCCTTGGCAAGATCGACGCTGCGACCGCTGCCGCTGAGGCGAGCATGACGCGCTGGGCTGATACCTCAATCGCTTCGGCAAAACGGATGTCCGATGGTGTCATAGCTGAGATCAACAAAGTCTCTAAGCAACTCGGGACGCCGATGGGCGAGATGAGTCTTGGCAGCATATCCAACGCCGCCATAGGTGGTAGCACCAATACCGGAGCCACACAGACCGCAGCCGGCGTCGAAGCCTATACCAAGATGGCTGCCTCGCTCGACAAGTGGGACGAAGCTGCGCAGAAGCTACCGGAGCAGTTCCGGGCGGTCTTCGATGCGAATACGACCGCGCTGCAAGCCAAGCTGACGAGTGCGTTCGACGCCATGCAGGGGAAGATCACGGCAGAGAACCAACGACACGAGACAGCTATCGCCGCGCTGAACAAGGACGAGCAAACCAAGGTCGCTGACGCACACAAGGCCGCGCAGCAGGCAATGAACAACGAGCAGACGTCGTACCTCCAGTCGTACGCGACCGCGAATCAGACGCACGAGAGCCACCTGCAAACGATCCTCCAGAACTTCGAGACGACCTTCCAGACCGACCTGGCGAACTTCCAGGCTCACACTGCCGAACAGCAGGCAAAGGCGGCTGCCGACCTCCAGACCCACAGAGATGTCATGCAGGCCCTTCAGGCGCGAGAACAGGCAGCACTGCAAACGATCGAGACGAACAACGCTCACCACAATCAGGAATGGGTTAACCAGCACAAGGCCGCACTGCTCGAAGCCTACCAGCGCGAGGTTGCCCTGGAGAACAACCGTTACCAGAACACCATCGCCGCTGAGACGCGAGCCGCGCAGAACCAGGACTCCGCGTTCAATCGTCAGGTCGCGACTCTCGATGCGCAGACGCTGAACAAGGTGCAGGCCGAAACCAGAGCATACGACGACTCGATCGCGAAGCTGAACGCTGCCCACCGACTGCACGAAGTCAAGATCGAGGAGGCGCTCCAGAACCACGTGGAGTCTCTACGCCAAACGCTAGAGAAAAACATTGCGGCAGAGGACGCACGCCACGCCAAGAACCTCGCTGACTTTGTTCGTGTCTTCGACAACGCAGCCGCCAAGATTGGCGACGCCATGACCAAGGACAGTTCGCCGCACCAGATTCTGTCCAGCGTTCAGAGCATGACGCAGCAGCACTACAACGACGCGCTCGAAAAGGCGACCGTGGATATCTTGCTGCACGGCAAGGCAACCCAGAACGACATCGCCGCACTCCAGCGTGCCGCTGCCGAGCGAGACAAGGTCACGAAGGCGGAAGCTGATGCGGCTGCCATCTCGGGAACCGCAAAGACGGCCACGGCCAAGGGGCCGACCTTCCAGGGTGTGCTCCAGGCCGAAGACAAGGTCGTCGCCGCGCAGACAAAGGTCATCAGTGACAACACGACCGTCATCAAGGAACAGAGCGCGCTTCAGGTCGCGAGGATCGACAACGTAGCAACGGCCCTGAAGGATGCAACCGCTGTTATCACGCAGATGTCCAATGTCGCCACGGTCGCGGCAGACGGTCAGGTCAAGGCGATCCAGGACGCTTCGGCAGTTGCCAAGGCGCAGTTCGCACTGACAAGCGCCACGACCCCGGAACAAGTCGCTCTTGCGCAAGCCCAGCTTGAGCAAGCACAGAACAAGCAGTCGTCGGATGCTGCGATCCAGGCGGCAAATCTCACGGTGGCGCAGGACGAGCTAAAAGAAGCTCAGGACAAGGCGGCAAACGACCGCGCCATCGGCGCACAGCACCTAACGGTCCTGCACGACGCTATGACGGTCGCAAACCTTCAGCTTGATCTACAGAAGGACAATGTCAAGGTTGCGCTCGACCAGCTTACCGTTATGGGCAATATCGAGAAGGTTATGACGGGAGCGAGCGCCGCGCAGGACGCGGTGTTCCTCGATCAAGCTCAGATCGAGGCCGACAATGGCAAGATTGCGCAGGCGCAGGCGCAACAGCAGATCGACATGAATAAAGAAGCCAGCATGACGGCGAACGCCAACGCTCAGGAAGCTCTCGACGCCTACAAGACGGAAGGAGACAAGGCGACCGCCGCCGCGCTAACCAATGCCCAGAAAATCCAGGAGGCAAAGGACCAGGCCCATGTGGATGCTCTCGGCCTGACCAGCAAGCTGGACACAGCCCAGGACAAGACCGCAACCCAGGTCTGGCAGACGCAGGACAAGATCACGCAAGAAGAGGCCAAGATGATCGACGCTAACACGGCGATCATCAAGGATAACTCCACGATGCTTGTCGATCAGATGGATGCGCTCGCTACGGCCATCCAGGATCAAACCAAGGTCCTAACTGCGCAGGGCGACGTTGCGAAGGCACAGGCGGACGGTCAGGTCAAGGCCATCACCGATGGGTCCGAAGTGTACAAGGCTCAGATGGCGATAGCCCACGCCACAGACGCTCAACAGCTTGCGCTGGCACAAGCCCAGCTTCGCGCCGCTCAGGACAAGCTGCGCTTCGACATGATGATCTCGTCGGCTGCCGTCGCGGTGGCAAACCAGCAGCTACGGCAAGCTATCGACAAGGCGCAAGAAGACGCCACGGACGCGCAACTCAAGCAGAAAGTCTTGCAAGACACGCTCGTCGTTGACCAACTAAAGGTCATTCTCCAGCAAGACCAGATCAGGCTGTCCCAGGACCAACTCGTTGTCCTTGGCGATATCGCCGTGGCTCTTGGCGCGGCGACGGACGCTGAGAAGTTGATCGAGGCCGATAACCGCAAGATTGCTCAGGACAACGCCAACATCGCGCAGGCCCAGCAGCAACTTGCGATCGACCAGGCCGCAGAAGCCGCCGCAGCCGCGCAGGCGAAGATTCAGGACGCTCAGGATGCGCAGGCTGTAGAGCTAGCGAAGCAGCAGCAGGCACAGATCGAACAGCAGGCCGCGATCCAGGAAGCGCAGGACAAGGCGCACGAGGATGCGATCAACGCTCAGAAGGCGACCGCAACAGCCGCTACTCAGATCACGACAGCCATCCAGGACACCAACCAAGAGCTACGGAACGACCTGGCGAAACTCCTGGAAATAGAAACCCTGGGCGCTAACGGGCTGGCTCGCCTCAATGTTGCTGGCGCTCCCTCGGGAACGAATATCATGAATGGCTGGGCGTCGGATTCGGCACGCCAGGCGGGGGCTCCAACCTAATGGCAACTCTCATCTCTGCGAACGCCGACGTCTCATGGGCTAAGTCGTTCCCGCATGTCCAACTCTTTCAGGTCATGGGGAACGGCCATTATCTCGTGATCTACAAGGACACAACGTCCGGGAATCTGTACTACCGGACGAGTCCAGACAGCGGAGCGACCTGGACCGCAGCCACGGTACTGCCGGGGTCCCCCACACCTACGGGCCTGAGCACGGTTGACGTCATCAACGACGTTCTGTACATGTGGTACTCGGGAACGTCGATCCAGCTTTACACTGCGACGTTCAACGACGCCACGAATCTGTTTGGCGCACAGACGGTCTACACCTATACCTTTACCGGGGTGACGAACTATCCCGCTCTCGATACGGTGTACGTCAGTGGCGTCTGGCACGTGACTTTCTCCAGCACCAGAGGGTCCGCGCGAAGTATCTGCCTGTTCCGCACTCCAGGCTTCGACAACACCCTGAACACCACGCAGCAGTTCGTGGACCTGAATTACGCTCACGCCGGTGTCACCGGACTGCGCATCAAGGCCATCTCGGGCCAGTTGCATATCGCCTGGTACGATCCGGCGACTACCAAGCTGATGCTCGCGCCGGTGACGCTAACCGCGAACTCGTACAACTACAACACCGCCAATCTTGAGACAGCAGCGACCATCTCGGATACCACCACGACGTTCGATCTCGTGGAGGAAATGAGCGGTCAGCAAACCTTCGTCCTGAACCAGAGCACGCTGCTTTACTCGCTGGCACGATCCGGCACGAACACCTACGGCCAACCTGTGCCGCTTCAGGGTCAGATCGTCAGCGGGCAAGCTCCCGCCACGCTGCTCAATGGCAACGACCTCTACGTTGGCTTCCAGACGACCATCAACCAGTCCAATGGCGAGACGTATATTGCCAAGCGTACAAGCTCGAAGTGGACCTTGCCACTGGTATTCGCTGGTGGGGCATCAACGGGCTTCCAGTACCCAATTTTGGCCCTTAACGTGGGCCTCTACGAAGATGCGTCGAACAATCTGTACTTCACAGGCTGGCAAACGAGCGCAGCACCCCTCGCACCGACGAATGTCGCGCCGGTTGGCAACATCAGCACCCTGACGCCAACCGTCACCTGGCAGTCAAACCCTGGTGCGCCGAGCGACCCAACCAAGAGCCGTCAGATACAGGTCTACCGCGTCTCCGACAACAACCTGATGTACGACTCAGGCGAAGTCGTTGGCAGCACACCATCTCTCGGCGTGCCTGGCGGTGCGTCGCTGGCGTACGGTATCGCCTACAAGGTTCAGGTCCGGGAAAAGGACTCGCTCTCAGCGTTGGGGGCCGGCACCTGGGGACCATACTCTGCGTTCGCGACCTTCACGCCACAGCAGGGAGCCACGCCGGCCATCACCAAGGTCACGTCTGGTGGGACGGCGTACACCTCGTTCCCTGCGACCATCGGCGCGGCGGATATCCAGGCTCACGTCACGTACACACAGACGAACGGCGACGCGACGAATGCCTACCAGCTAGTCCTGTATGCCGCCGACAACGCGACGGTCGTGGCGAGCATGGCGATGACTACGTTGACGCCGTCTATCGCATCGGGCGGCTCGTTCGACACGATCGACTGGACGCCGACCGGACTAACCAATGGCGGGACCTTCTACCTGTCGTGCAAGACGGCTGATGCTGTGACCGGCGTCATCAGTGAGTCGGCCCACGTACAGCTAAATGTTTCGTTCACGGCACCATCCAGCGTCACAGGACTCACCGCGACCGTGTTGAGCGATGTCGGGCAGGTGCAGTTGAACTGGACGAATCCCGGAGGCACGACCAGCGTTCTCATCGAGTGGCAGCCCTACACCGAGTCGGGCAAAGCTCTTGGCTGGCAGCAACTAGGCCCGTCAGGGCAACTCTGGAATCAGCTAATCACCACGAACCAGGCTCCACAATGCAAGGCTGACTACCGCGTCACCGCGATTAACTCACTCGGCCTCAAGTCCACGCCTACGGTGGTTAGCGGCGTCTTGCTCAACAACGCCCTCGACTATGCCGGCATCTGGTTGAACGATATCAACGATCCGCTCAACACGCGCTTCTATTGCGGCTACGTGGAGAATTGGGACTCGCTGAAGCGCGACCTCATCTGGGACATGGTGGAGTGGGTCCCCCAGGGCGCGCAACTGCCGGTGCAGACCTTCGGCCTCAAGAGCTACTGGATTCTCGGCACCTCGAACGCGCTCAAGGTTTTCTTGCCGTCGCAGGAAACCGACGCTGTGGGCAACGTCTACTACGGTGCAGACAATCGCGACATGGCGATCTCGATGGCGAACAGCCACAACGTCCTGACCTATCGTGACCGCCGATTTCCCGTCCCGATCTTTGTGAAGTTCGCTCAGTACGAGGATCAGCCGAACGACGACATCAACACTGACATGGTTCTAGAGCTACACCAGACGGCGTACTTTGGGGGCTTGCCAGTCGTCGGGTCACTGCACTAGGAGCATTCATGCAGAATCCAGCGAACTTCATCAACGCTGACTTCCCCACGGTGCAGTCCGTGGTTGGACTTGCCATGAACCCGCGATGGACAAAGGGCATGGCGATCGTGCCGCAGGCGAGGCTACTCGACCTGAACCTCAACCCTGTGGCATTGCCGGTGCCTCTCACCGCGAGCGATCCTACAGCCCTATGCGCCGTGAACAATACCGGCTACATCCAGGACGTTGTGGTGTCGATGAACACCAAGGACGACGTTCAGCGAAGCTGTAAGTTTACGCTCTTCGAGTTTCCTGGCATTGGACAGTTCAACACGCTCAAGAACCTCGTGAAGATATCAGCGCAGTACTACTACATCGAGAAGACCGGACCACGCTTGGTGAACGAGATTCCTGTAGGTATCTTCATGTTCACGATCCCTGACCGAACGCTGAACGATACCGGCAACATCTGGCAGATCACCGGACACAGTCTGCTCCAGATCGTGAACGACCTCGGCTTCGAGAACGACTACGTGATCCCGCAGGGCATCGACATCGTGCAGGCGGCGGTCGGGATGCTCATGGCCGACAAGCTCAATCCCGTCATGGGAGGGAGACAGCCGGCGCGGGCGTGCGGCGGAACAGGCGGATGCGTCGGATGCTTGCCGCCATCCGGGACGGGCACCGGCTCAGGCTACGCGCAGCAGGGCTATGCCACGACGGACCCGCTAGCAGCCATGTCGCCAGTCGCCAGCAGCACGCAGTTGCGCCAGAGAGGAGCCACAGGCTTTGGGTCGCTCGTGCAGTACAACACGACGGTGGGTATGAAGATCGACGCGCCGTCAGGCGCTCCGATTGATCCCTGGACGTGCAAGCCGATGCCGGTGCAAACCATCAATCCGGCTCAGGTCTGGAGTGCTGTCCCTGGCGAGATGTCTCCCGGCACGATGGTTCCCGGAGAGCCGGGTACTGCCATCGGGCCGTTCCCTGCGTTCGTACTCTCGCAGCTAAATCAAGCCGGCAACCAGATGTACATGGACACGACCACCGGCAAGGTCTACGACACCGTAACCGGGGCCGAAAACGACCCTGTACGCGGTATTCCGGGCACAGTGCTGACTCCCACCCTATTCAAGCAAGCTCTCCCTCTCAGCTTCGGGAAAGGCGGCGGCGATGGCGGTCTGGCGGTTGCGCAGAGCAACACGCGCGGATACGCAACATCCTTCGGATGGTCCGTGGCCGACACGGCGCACGCGCTGACTCAGCAGGCGGCTCCTGGGTCAGCGACCTACCTGCATTGGGTCCCGGAAGCCGGTCGCGTTGTGCAGTTCTACTATGTCGCCGGCTCGACCGGAATGAAGATCGACGGCGTCACCGGACACCCGATCGACCCGTGGAATTTTCAGCCGATGCCCTACGCATCGACCGGGAGCGGCCCGCAGCAGTCCTGGGCTGGCGATCTCTTCCAGGCGAGCGTTCTGTATAGCGGGTCCACGATGTACCTGGACCCGAGCACAGCGAAGTTCTACACCTGGGACGGTGTCCAGTCCGCAGGGCACCTGACCGAAGTGCATCCGCAATGGAACGGTACGACGCCAACGTATCCGCAGACGGTCTTTCAACTCGCCGGTGGCGACGGTGGCGTCTCGACGCTCCCTCCCGGAGCTATCGGGCCGCAGACAGGCGGCGTTGGAGCATACGTGTGGCCTGACCCGAACGCACCTGGATTGACGCCTAGCTGTTGTCCGCACTCCGGGCCGAACATCCCGGCCTGGCGCATCTTCGCCGTGCCGTCGCCGCAGACGGTTCTCGATCCCGACTCGCTCAAGACTGTCAAGGGCGATCCACACACCAAGGACACGCTGCCCTTCACGCCGAAAGACAATCAGCTTAAGAGCCTGAACAACCTCCTGGCTACAGCGAACTACTGGCCGCTGTACGACGATGAGTCGGGAAACTTCTACCTCGCTCCTCTCCCGTACCTGGACGGCAGTATGCCGCAGGCTGATCCCAACTTCAAGTACCAGACAGCGGTGGATGGTGTCATCGTCCCTGGAGTGGTTCAGAAGCTACTCGATCAGACAGCTATAGCTAACAAGGTTGTCGTACGATCCGAGAACACCAAGCGAGCGTCACTGACAGCAGTTGCGTACAACACGTCAGACTACTCGTACATCTCGATTCAGAATCTTGGCCGTGTTGTGCAGAAGCAACCGGCGATCCAACTTGACACCATCACTGACCAGAGCGTGCTGCAACTGCGGGCGTTCATCGAAGTGAACCTGGCCGCGCTACCCGCTGAGTCGATCGAGATGACGGTACAGCTAAACCCCTTCTTGCAGGTTCACGACGTCCTGGCGCTGACCATCTGGAGTCCAGACGGCAAGACCCTTGAAGTCAGCACGCAGTCCAATCCGTTTCTCGTAACATCGTGGGAGCACGACTTTGCCAAGCGTCAGACTAAGATGGTGCTCGGAAGGTTGGTGCCTCTATGAACGCCGTACGCGCTGCGACCGTCGCCGCCATGACAGGTGGTGTTGCGGAGGGTAACGGGCGTATCCGCTCGGGTGCGTACGACGTTTCTCCGGTGGCGTTGATCGCGGATCACCAGTGGCGCACGCTCTTTCCGTACCTCAAGCCAACCAGTCGCGCGCAGGTGGTCGGGCAAGGCTCGGATATTCACTTCTTGTCGGTGACGTCCTACGCCTGCGACAACCCAACCGGCGCGGACCTCGCGGTGATTACGCCTATATACACGCCGCAGCTTTACGACTCGTACGGGAACACCATCGACGGCTCGCCGTTTAACTCGGACGTGCAGAACCTGGACATAACTCCCGGCAACACCGCAGCTATCGGCGTTCACGGTCAGGGAGGTAAGCGTCTGCCATTCATCAACCAACTGGTTCCCGGTAGAGGCATCAAGCCAACGCCATACGGTTTCTACGACTATAAAAAGCCGCCCGATAGCTCTATATACATCATGACCCCGCCGCAGGGTAAGAACGCTCCAGGGACGGTCTACAAAAACCCGAATGCGCTCGACAAGGTTGTGAACCGCCCATTGATCGACGTCTACCTTGGACGAGGACTGACGTACGATACCGAGGACACGACAGGCTTCACGCCGATCATGGTCAAGGCGGGGCGCGGCCTCGCGTTCTCCGCTCCCGATCCGAACGACAACGGGCAGCGTTTCCTCCAGGTCGATCCCGCAGGGAGCGGTATTCTCCAACTCGCCGCTGGCCCAGCTATCGCCATCGACCCGCCGACCCCGCCAACCATCGCCAGCGTGACGCCTGTTCAGACAGACGGCACTGGCGCGAACGATCTCGGCACGCACGAGTATGGAGCGACTTACACCACGACCGACAGTAAAGAGAGCATGATCTCTGCCGGCGTCCAGACGTTCAACTCACCAGGCTTCGAAGCTAACGCCGTCGTCATCAATGCCGTCCCAACGCCGCCGCAGATCATCAACGGGCTGAATCTCTATCGGACTAAGGTGGTTGACACGCAAACGACTTTCTACAAGATCGCGTCCTTCACCAGAGCACAGATCATCGCAGGCATCTCGTACGACGACAATGTCGCGGACTCGGCTCTTGGCGCGGCGTATACCGGATCGAATCCATCCCTGGTGAGCGTTGAGCTTGCGACCGTAGCTGGCGCGAACGTATCGGGCCTTGTTGAGAACGCTGGCGACGACACCAACGGACTGAAGGTAAACGTGGATGGCACGACCGTGACCATCAATAGTTCAAACCAGCTTGTCGCATCGGGCGGCAGTGGCGGCGGTGGCGGCGGCGCTTCCGTGGGCGAGGTTGCCAAAGTGGTGGCGACGCATCCGAACTATCTCGGCGCTGCCGTGATCCCAGCAGCCACGATCGCAGCCGGCACGAACCTCAACTGGAGCAACAACCTCTACGATGCGACTTCGGGCCTCATGCACGATACCGTGACGCACAGTGATCGCTTCGTCGTGCGACAACTCGGCTGGTACAAGGTCACGTTCTGCGGGCAGTTTCAGAGCAAGTGCGGCCCTGTCTTCGACGCTGCTATCTACCTTAACGACAACTACCAGATAGCTCAGGACTCGCAGCAACTTGGCGGCGACGCTGACTCCACGACCGTCTATCACTCCACTGAATGCATTGGCGTTTGCTACGCCAAGCCTGGTGACTACTTCACCGCCTATGTTCAGCAGACCGCGAATGTCTCCACAAGCTGCACGATCGAAACGGGCACAGAGGCGTCCGGTGGTGACTTCTTTACTGATGGCTGCATGTTCATGGTTGAGCAGCTACAGCCGCCAGCGTCATCTTCCGCAAATGCGTTAGGCCATGCGGTCGCGGCGCGCAACAACTCATGGCCCATGCCGTCGAGCACACCTCAAGCGATCCCCTGGCCGACGAACATCGTGGACACCGATTCTTTCTGGACGCCTAGCAGCACCAAGCTCACCGTTCCGGTAAAGGGCATCTACCGATTCACCGCGTTCACCACCAGCGGTGGAGTGCTCTCTGGTGCGCCGTTCGAGTGGTATCTGAACATGCGCGTCAATGGGGCCGACCCCTGGACAGGAGGAGCTACGGTCTACGGTGGCGAAGTCTCGTCCGAGAATGTCAATGATCTCGCAATCTCCGGGTTGGTTGCTCTCAACGCGGGAGATTACGTCGAGTTTTATATGTGGTCAACGAATAGCTCTGCGCCTACAATGATGGTGCAGGCCGCTCTAGAAGGCGTGGCGTAGGAGGCGATGACATGACGGATATAGTTGGGTTTTCCAACAAGGGTCGCACTACGATTAACATGCCACCGAACGGTCTACCGTCCGGCTCGGGATCGCAGACCCTCACCGTCCAGAGCGCAGCAGTCTTGCCGCCTTCTGGTAAAGCCTTCGACATCATCATTGAGCAGGAGTACATAACGGTTCCTGCTGCCGTCAATACGGGCGGGCCAACGTACACCGGCGTCCTTCGGGGGCAGTACGGCACGAGTCCTGTCGCGCACGTTGACCAGACTCCGATCATCGAGGTTGTTACCGCCTACGAGCTAGGCCAGTTCGTGCAGTTCCCGCAAGCCAAGCTGACGATCGACCAGGATGTCTCGATCACCACACCGAACAACGGCGATGTTCTCACCTACGACACCGCAACCTCGCTCTGGAAGAACAAACCAAGCGGATCAAACACTCTCTCGGGCGACACTGACGTCACGCTTACATCCCTCGCGAAAGGCGACATCCTCGTCTATGATAGTTCGATCTCGAAGTGGAAGAACTACGCCGCAGGCACCTCTGGCTACGCTCTGATATCCAACGGGGCCGGTACTCTCCCGACCTGGCAGGCGATTGCGCAGGCGCTGTCTGGCCTCTCTGACGTCACGATCACGTCGATCGCGAAAGGCGACATTCTCGTCTATGACGCCGCACTGAGCAAGTGGAAGAACTACGCAGCCGGGACATCGGGCTACGCGCTCATCTCTAACGGACCCACAACGCTTCCCACCTGGCAGGCAATTGCTACCTCGCTGGCGACCCTCACAGACGTGGTCGAGACATCGCTGGCGAACGGCGATATCCTCGTCTACGAAAGCGCCACCGGCAAGTGGAAGAACTACGCAGACGGCACAGCGGGTCAGGTGCTCACTGCGAACGGCGCAGGGCAGAAGCCTACCTACCAAACGCAAGCCACGACGATGTACGCCTATTGGGACAACATCTCCGGGACGGGCGACAACGGAACGCTCTACGCATCATGGAGCACGATCTCTCCGGGCGCAGCCACCGGCGCTGACGGCAGTGGTCATATTCACATCGACGGCACGCACTCCAGCCGAATCGACTTCGATGTGGCCGGCATCTACACCATCACGTGCGGCTTGCTGCCTGGCATTGGCGATAACACGACGACCAACTACTTCAGGATGCTCAAGAACGGTGGCACGACGCTCGACATCCTAGACAGTTTCTTTAACTCGTCCACACAAACGTACAAGAGCCTTAGTTGGACCGGGCACCTGAACGCCGGCGACTACATCGAGTTTTCGCTCTACATGGGCGGCACGGTGTCCATTAGCTACTCAGTGGGGTACATCGGCATCACCTCGATCACACTGAACGGGCAGCTTGCGCCAGGAACGTACGCAGCACTGACCGACGTGGCGCTCTCGGGACTGCAAAACGGTCAGGTGCCGATGTACAACACTGGCACGTCAAAGTGGAACAACGCTAACGCCAGTCTGCCGCTGTCCACCGAACTGGCCTACTGGACGAAGTTGGCCGCTCTGCTAGAGCCCGACGCTATAGAGCCGGTACAGTACGGGACGTTTACCTATACCATCAGCGGCAGCGCAACCAAGTTTCTCCTAGCAGCTTGGGATGCGTCGATCGCGAGTAATGGTCGCTTCGAGCTTCGGGACGTTCGCCAGCCAATACCGTTGAGAGGCGTGACCGTGAACGGACTTGCCTCTCAGGCTATCGCGGTGTTCTTGGACCCGACGAAGCCGACGTACGCGGATGCCATGAGCACCTACTACTCGCGACTCGATCAGATTGCGACGAGCGCAACGAAGTATGTGTACATCTCCACGACATCCACGATTGTCCCGCTACTGCCGGGTCCGTACGGTTCGATCATTACCGGAGCAACCTGTTTCGACTTCGCGTGGATCATCCTGTCGCCATTCGGCCTCAACCTCTACGACGAGGTAGCCGACACCACGACGCAGCGATTCGCTCATCAAATGAGGTTCCCAATCAACAAGAACTTCGCTGGCGGGTTGCAAAGCTCCTTCACAGGGGCGGCGGGCAATCTCGCCGGCGTGTCGTACATCATCCTCCCAAGCACGTGGTCCGCTGTCACCGATCCGCTGGCCCCATACAGCTTCCGCGACGACTTCATGGGCGCGACTCTCGACACGACGACCAAGTGGACGCGCGTCCAGAGCACTGCCGGCAACGTGGAGATCGACACCAATTTCCAGTGGCTAAACCTTGTTGGTAACAGCACGTGGGGAGCGAATGGGCTATACACGCAGTCGTCGTGGGCGCACTCTTCCGGGAAGAAGATGCTCGTAGACGTCTATGTGCCACAGGCAGCATCGCAAGGGACGAATCAGGTCATGGTGGGCTGGATGGACGCGCTTGGTGTCTCTTACACCAACTTCGCTCACGGCATCAACTTTGGCAACAACGGGTCCGGTGGGTCGCAGCTTCAAGCCTACGAGAACGGCACGGCGCGTGGCGCTGTCGGGAGCGGATTCACGCAGGGTGCCATCTATCGCTTGCGCTTCACTCTCGGAGCGTCCAGTTGTACCTACGAGATTCAGGGCGGGCCAGAGTATCCTCCCATCGGCGGAACCTCCTGGACGAACATCACGCCAGGCACAAGTAGCTCTTCTACCACTCCGCTCCGCGCCGGCGCGTCGGTCGGAGCGGCTTCCACACCGAAAAGCTGGATCAGCGACGTCCGCGTGTACTAAATCCCCTGGTGTCCTGCTACCATAAGAGTAGGTAAAGGGGGTTTTCAATGACTGAGCAGCAGACGTCAATCGCTCCATCGTCGGTGGTGCAGGGTATCGCAGACAGCCTCAACGAGCCACCGAAGTTGTCCGAACTGGACGCTCACCTCGGTTCGCTCCTCCGTGAAGTCACCCGCTTCAAGCAGGCGTTCACCGATCTGCTCGCGCACACCCGCAACATCGAGGGCGCGCTGTCCGAAGCTCGCGACCACCTCACCGGCAAGGACTCGCAGATCGCATCGCTCAAGGCACAGCTTGAGCGAGCAGTTCAGGACGTGACCAACAAGGACACGCTCCTTCACGACCTACAGTCCCAACTGGACACGCTCCGGGAAAACTACAACACGGTCGAGAACCACGCCGCCGAACTGGCGCGAGAACTGGCCGAAAAGACCGCAGAGATCGCAGGTGTTGTCGATGCTCCTAGCGCCCCTGCGCCGACCAACGGCTAGAGGCTACAGGAGTGACCCGCAATGCCCCCGACCCATGTCGGCGCAAACGGCTACTCGAAGCTTGATGACCACGATCTACTCATCACGCTCAACACGCAGTTCGAGAGCTTCCTGGAGGCCCAGAAAGAGGAGAAGGCAGTCCGTGAGGCGATGCTGTCTCGGATTGCCGCTCTAGAGAAGGGGCACGACGCAGCGGCGCATCTCTTCGATGAGATCGTCGCCAAGCTGAACAAAGGGCTTGATGAATCCGAGCGTGTCCGCGTCAGGACATGGATTCGCCAAGAAGACGACACCATCGAGGCCGAGAAGACGCGCGATGGGCAGTCGCCAATCGTGAGGTCCACGATCGCCGGCGCGATAATCGGCGTCTTCGGGATTCTCGTTGTGGCACTGCTCCAGGCGCACGGTGTTCTGTAATGGACGGCCAGCAGAAACCAACAGTCTTCATCCATGAGGATGACGAGGCACTTCTCGACGCGCTCTGTGACTCGCTGGAGATGTTAGGCTACCCGGTAGTCGGCACGTCGGGGATGCTACAGCCAAACCGTTTGCGGTTCCGTGGGATGCCTGGCATCTTCATCATGGACCTGATGCTCATGAACGAGCCGTCCGGGATCGAGCTAACCAGGACGCTGAAGGAACGAGGCATGAAGTGTCCGGTGATCGCGATTACGGCATCGCCAATGATGGCCGAACAAGCTCGTGAGTCAGGGCTGTTCGCAGACGTTCTAAACAAGCCTGACGGCGTACTTGCGCTCCATCTCGTCTCGGCAATTGACAAGGCACTCGCGCCCCAGGAGGGCTGACACCATGCGGCATCTCTTCGATCATCTGCGCTGCCTCATCGGATTCCATCCCGTCGATCTGTACGTCACTGAGCGTCACAACGCCCACTGGTGGTACACTGCCTGCCGCGTCTGCGGCAAGGGGTCGCCATTCGCGAATGAGTACGAAAAGGGCAGCAAATGAAAATCATTTCTGCCTTAATCGCCCTCGCTGTGCTGTTCTCTTCGTGCGTGTTTGCACGCCTGTCGCAGAGCGTCACACTTGCGGCAAAACCCGTCCGCATCCTCCACGTGGCGGCGGGCACCGACCTGAAGTCACTCCAATGGGACCATGCCTTCATCTTCCTGCCGACCGCATGGCAGTACGCACCGAATCAGGGGGAGGGTGCTGTCGCCTGCGACGTGGATAGCGGGATAGACCCAAGCGTCACGGATACAACCGCCGCTGTCATCGACTCGATCAATACCACCGACCAGACATCTCCTGATACGTGGCAGGACGACGTGGGTCACGGCACGTTTACCGCGAGCCAAATAGCCGGCAACGGGTCAGTGCTCGACGCGGTCGCGCCGAAAGCCAGTCTCATCATCGTGAAGTCTCTAGGGCCAAAAGGCGGCGACTTTCTCTCTATCTCAGCCGGTATCATCTACTGCATCACGCACGGCGCTGACGTTGTGAACATGAGCTTCGGGGGGTCCGATCTAAGCGAGCACTCAGCGTTTCAATCGCTCGTGGACCTCGGCTGTCAAAACGGCGTGGACTTCACCATCGCCGCAGGAAACTCGGGTGGGCAGAATCGAAACGATCCGGCGTCGGTCCAGTCGCCGTGCGCCATCACCGTGAACGCCATTAGCCCGGACGGCTTCGTGGCGAAGTTCTCAGACTACGGGCAGACGCCAAACACGGTGAGTGCTCCGGGCGTCGGAATCGTCGGTCATTGGGGATCGCAGATTGGCATGGGCGACGGAACGTCGTTCGGCGCACCACTCGTCGCCGGCACCATCGCCCTACTCAGAGCGCAGGGCGCAAGCGCGACTCAGGCGGTAGCTGAGATTCTAAAGACCGCATCGCCGCCCTTAGACAAAACGATTCGCGGTAAGGCGTATGCGAAACTGCGTAGGCTCCTATACGGCCACGGCTACCTCGACGCCGGCGCGGCGCTCAGGGATTGGGCGCTACAAACCAAGCGACACTCGAACCTGGAGGCACTATGAAACGGCTCTACGACTTTCTAGCACCGTGGCGACCTGGCGGACTACAGGGGCGTCACTACCACGGTGTTATCACCATCGCGATCGTCGCTGTCTTGATCTTCATACTCGGTGCGGGGATCGGCGGGACAGTCACGTACAAGATCGCGAGCGACCGTCAGGGCGGTTTCATCAAGAAGCATCTGCCGCCCCCTGTGCGGGTCATGCGTGGTGCGCTGCCGTCGTCGTACAACCTGTTCCGCTTTGTCATTCGCATCCATCAGCAGGACGGCTCAAACTCGTGCGTGGCTCAGACCGGCTCCGAGATCGAAGAGATCACGCTTGCCGAACAGGGCATCCACATTCCAATGAGCGCCGGCTACATCTACAACCAGTACAAGTATCAGAACCTCGATGACGGCATGACCTACCCCGCCCTTGGGTACGCACTCACACAGGACGGCGACGCGCCTCTCTCGGTCTTCGGCTACGACGGCGTAGGCGATGTCTGGGCACAGCCGGGGCCACTGGCGAGACAGGTCGCGGCGCGCTACCGCATGAAAAGCTGGTTCTCGATCGGTACAACGGACATCGGCACGATGGAGTACGAGCTAGCTCACGGCCACCCGTTCGGCGTGGCGCTACACATATACGCTTCGTTCCTCGCGCAGCTAAACAGCGGCCAGACCGTATACGTGTCAGGTCAGGGCGGCGCGGGCGACTACTTTGTCTTCGATCACTCGATGACAGCAGTCGGCTACGACTCCAGCGGCCTGTGGCTCCTCAACCACTACGGCCCTCCGGGATACGTCCACATAACCTGGGACTTCCTAGCTGCCTGGAATAACGGCGACTCGATCGGATTCGTGCCGAACATGCAGCCGAAGCCACCGCTCATGTCGAAGGTCAACCAGCGCATCTGGAATCAGTACCGCGCCGAGCACCACAAGCCCTTAATTAGCTTCAAAAAGGGGTCTAGCTTGACTCCTGCCGCCCGGTATTGGGTCAAGCACACACCGGCCCACACAGGGGGCATTTTGAAGGCAGAGCAGTGGTTCCCGCGCGGGCGTCACGGACTCAAGGGCTTCGAGGAAGACTTCTACCAGGGCTACGACTTAATCTACTGGCCGCGCTTCAAGGGCGAGCCTCACAAGTGGTTACTCCACCGATGGGCGCGCTAGACCAACCACCGCTGACGGGCGAACTGTTCCATGAAGTCGGCGTGCTCTCGCAGACTGAGGCTGACCTGACGGCAGAGAACAGATCGCTTACCGCGCGAGTCGCAGCACTTGAAGCACGAGCCGCTATCTCTGCCGATGCGGCAAGCTGGGCCGAGAAGCACGCCGAGAACGCGAAGGACGCTCAGGGGATGCTTGTCGAGTTGCGCCACGCGCTGCTCATGAGTTGCGCGACTGGCGCTGCCGGCGTTACGATTGGCGCAGCCCTTGGCCCTCTGGTGTCGCATCTCTTCGCAAGGGCGTTCGGGGTAATATAAGAGCCCCGACGCAGCCTGGGGGCAGGACTACGAAAGAGGCTCGCTCTATGATAATCGACACGCGACGTGGCTGTATCGACTGCGGCCACGGCCCGATCGTGACTATGGTGTGCGACACATGCTGCCAGAGGCGGGTTCAGCGAGACGGTGAGCACTGGTTCAAGACGCTGTGCGCCGACTTCGACATCAAGCATCCCGGTCTTGCGGCAGAAAAAGAGCGCAAGGCCCGGCAGCGAACCACCAGGGCCAAGCGCGAAGCAGTTATCGGATGGAACAACGAAGTGCTGAGAGAGGCGAGCTAGTCCCGCACGGTGATCGTCCTAGTCTCGCCGTTCTTCAGTTCAACGACGACCGTGCCGGTGTGCGGGTTGATGTTTAGCCGCTGAAGATCGCTCGGGTTGATGTTGTTCGTCCGCAGGAAGTCGTTGACACGTTTACCCGAAACGATGGCTGTGGTCGGTCGTCCGCGATGTCGTCCGATCGCGATGATCGCGGCACGAAGGTCGGCGGTCAGGTTAGGCTCTTCGATCACGAGCGTCTTATCAGAACTGCGAGTCAGCATGTAGTATCTCCTGGTTGACGGGAGGGTGACAGATTACACAGAGCACGGCGTCGTCCGTGTGCTTCCAGAGCCACACGTGCTCGTTGATGTAGCAAACGGGATGTCCTTTGTGGGCGACGTAAGGCGTACCGTCATCCGCGACTCTGGCGTCAGTCTCGTCGCCCATCGGTATCACTCGGAAGCTCTTTGCGCCCACCACACTGGTTGCACTTCAGGTACTGCTTGAAGCACACGCCGTCGATGCTCACCAACCTCACAAGAGACGCAGGATGGCCGCAGCCTGAGCACCTTGGTCGTTTGTCGTTCGGCTTGCCGATCATGCTGCGCACTCCATCGGGACCTTCCAGGACAGCGTTCGGCAGCGGCTCCAACCTAGAGCCACGTAGGCCCAATGCAGGATGTTGTGCTGGGCTACGACCGGGTTGCTAGCCCGGACACAGCCAGTGACACGCTCTTGCGTGTCTTCGTTGAAGACCTGTACCTCAAACTCCATCTCGAACGAAGTCGTCACGTTGTTGTCCATTCTGCGAGCGTCGGAACAACAAAGGCCATCTTCGGGCCAACGAATTGCCTGAGACTTTCCAGGCGCATCTTGGGCGGGTCCGTCTCCCGCAGAACCAGGACACGGTTCCGGCCCGTAGGCTTGTAGCCCACGCTGGTGACTTCAGCGACGGCCTGCCGCTTTGCCTCGTGCTCGGTGTCGGACGGCAGTTTCAAGCCGTAGCACACGACGTACTCAGGCGTGTCGTGGCCTTTCAGTTCGATCTCTACCACGTAGGTGTTCGTTGCCATCTCACACTCCCTCCCATGCCGGTAGGTTATCGGCAGGAACTATGCCATCGGGAATCTGCTTGCTCATGCGTCCCATCCAGAAGAGATGAATCTCGTGATTCTTGCTCTGGATGTTGATGTGCGGGCAGCCGTAGTAGTGGACGTGCTTCATCGTCACGACGCGGCGAGTGACGATGCGCCGTGTCTGCACCTTGCTATCCAACCACTGCCCTAGCATGTAGACTCTGCGCCTGACGCGAAAGTTGAGCGTGTTCACCCTCCATGTTCTCGTGTGACCGGAACGAGCAAAAAGCCAGTCGCGCGCAGCCATGAGAAGCCCGTCGCGGACTGGCCTGAGCGGGACTGTCACCCATGTCTCCTGCTTGTTTTCGACCTCGTACGGTCCCTCGTCGCTCCTGGCCGCGATGACCTTGGCTCTGATCTCCATGATCGACGCCATCATCGCGTGGTCGTACATCATCTCGACTTCAGGGGCGATAGCTAGATCGTAGTCGGTGAGTATCTTTCGCGCGGCGAACGTGAGGTGTTCGAGCGTAAGCTGACCCGTCTTGGTCGCGGACAAGTCTATCGGCTCCATCATCGCCTCCAGTGGTCTTTGTAGGGCAAAGTAGTTTTTGTTGGAAGGATGATCGCCATGCGTCCTGCGCAGTTATCCTTGCGCCGGCGTGCATGGCAGCCGTTGCATAGACCGGCTTTGAAGTGAGCGCCAATCATCGTTCGGCATTGGGTCTGCGACCCGTCCGCGTTCTTTTTCATGCCGAGGCACCGTACTTGCTGGGTCACTACATGCTCCTTTGACGGTGGGTCGCTGCGTAAGCTTCTCGCAGCTTTATGTGCGTGTTTGTCGCTTCAGTGCGTTTCCTGTCGAGTAGCTCGATGCCTTCCAGGACAAGCCGCTGGGTTGTGTCGGGTAGCGCAGCGAAGCACTCAAGGCAGAGCGAGAGGTTTGCGTGCCATCCCACCAGGACGAAGCCTTCTGGGGCGGAGTAATTGCAGCCGTCGCAATCTAGGAAGTGTCGCTCGTACTTAAGCGTTAACTGGCTGACCCGACCCTCAGAGTCGTCCACGCTATGCCGCCTTTCTCTGGCGCTTCTCTTTGGTCGTCATCCTATGCCAAATTGATTGGTCGTAGGCACTCTTGCGCCCACCGCTGGCATAGGCTCGTCGTTCGCGGCGGTTCATCGCGACGCCCTTGCTCTTCGCTTCAGCCCGCGCAATCGCCTCTTCGATCTCTTTCTCGGAGGGGCCGTTGTCTTTCATGACGGGTACTCGAATTTCCGCAAGCGACCGCCGTCCTTACCACAGGTGATACACACCTTACGGTTCTCGCTCTGGTATACATCCAAGCCGAACACAACGCCGTCTTGGATGTACACCAGGACAGGCTCCCACTCGTGGAAGCCACGCAAGAGGCACACGGCCCCGCTGCGCGCCAGTAGTCTCTCGATCGTCCGCATCATCTCTCTCGCCCCTTGTACGGCACCACGCCGATGAAGTGCTTGCAATCGCGGCAGAGCACGATCTGACCGCCGAACGATATACCGTGACAGTCAGGCACATGCCCGCCACGAAGACGGCACCTGAGCTTGTTGAATAGCTGTCGCACGATGCTCACGGCACGACTTCCTTGTCCACACCGCCGACATTGACGGACATTCCGCCGTATCCGCTGCGATAGTCGTTGCCGTTGAGAAGGTGCCCGCTGGCGTTGCCGAAAGCGTGCGTGTGGCGAACGCGCGACCCGAGAGCCTTGAGCGCGTCCTTCACGGCGGCAATGTCGCTTCGGTCCTGACTGGTGGTCACCTCCTGATACAGAACAGGCGCATCGTCCACTGCCTCATTGAATTGATGCAGCGAGATTGGGTCGTTGTGTGTTCCTACGATGATCTGGTAGCTCATGGCGTGTCCTTTCTAGAATGTGTCTTCGTCGGACCAGTCGCCCGACGCTGCGTCTGGTTTGTCCTGCTTAGAGCCGAGGAACCTGAGCGTTTGGGCGGTGATCCGAATTGCTGCCCGCGTCTCGCCGGTGCGCTTGTCCTGCCAGGTCCGTAGCTCTAAGTCGCCGCGTATGAACACCTGCCGGCCTTTGGCAAGGTAAGCGTTGGCGGTTTCAGCGAGCTTGTCCCAGCACTGTACCTCGAACCACTTGACCGTGTCATCATCTTTCCGGTTGCTATTCACAGCGACCGAGAAGTTGGTGACAGCCTTGCCGTTAGGCGTGTAGCGCATCTCGGGATCGCGCCCGAGGTTGCCGATGATTTCTGCTTCTGCGAGACTGCTCATGTGCTCTCCTATGCTGCGATGCTGATGATTCGTGAGGCGTTGTCGGCTTCGTCCTGGACGTGCAGCTTGGCCGCGTCGAGGATCAACTGCCCGACACGCATCTCGAACATGAGCGCGACGTCGGACTGCCAGTTCGGATTGTTGCGAGTGTGCTCGACGGCGTCGTAGTAGACCGGCCACTCCACGGTCACATGACTGTCCCCGTCTTCGACGTGAACGGTCATCGCCTCTGTATCGACGGTCATCTTCATTGGGTTGGCCCCGTCGTGGTCGGTGGAGTTGGCGTCGGATCGAGCGTTCGCGTACCTGCCGGCGTCACGGTCGGATCGGTCTTGGTCGGCTTGATGCCCTTGATGAGCGTCGGAATGTCCACGCCGCCTGATGCGGTTGTCGCCGCAGCGTAGAGGCCGGATGCGGAGAGTCCGAGCGAGATGCCAAACACGATGCCGTTCGGCCAGTTCGTCGCGAACGACGACTGGTAGTAGTACAGGCCGGCGAGGATGCCAAACAGGATGCTCACGAGCGGAGCGATACGGTTCGGGACGCCAATCTGCTTCGCGACCTGGACGAGCCCGATGATGGTCGGGACGCCGACTGCGAGGGTTGTCACTGACGTGTCGATCATGCTGCTTACCTTTCGATAATCGGTCGGTAGAGGCGCTCCAAGGCTTCAACAGCGACCACAGCGACCGCCGCGACCTGGAGCAGTTCTTCGATTAGGTGATGGAAATGCTTGGCCGCTGCTCTGCTGTCGTCGTCAAACAGAACGCGCAGACTTTCCTGGGATGCTTCGCCAAACTCTTCTCCGAGAATGGCGAGCCAGACGATTGGGTCGTGGTCCTGCTGGCCCCATTTGTCATCCTGACGAGCGCGCTCGTTTGCCACCCGCTGAAGGACGTTAGCCGTCGCTACCGGGTCAAGCAGCGCGAGTTGATCGGTCTGAATCATGCCTGAATCTCCTGACTCGTAGGTCTTCCACTGCGTAGCGTTTGAAGTACCAGACTCCGAGCACGCGACGGCCAGGGAGTTTCCCTTCCGCTGCCCACGCTGTCACCGTGCGGTTGGCCCACCCGAGTATGCGGGCGGCTTGCGGCACAGTGACCCAGGAGTCTGGCATGGCCTCGATGAGCGTCTGCCGATGATTTACGCCTCCCTTCTGCATCGGCGGAAACGTCTTGACTGAAAAGAGCATCGGGTACTCGGTCAGAAACTCGTCCACCGATGCTGTTGGTATGCGGTATCGCGCCTCGGGGTTGTCTCTCTGGGCGGCGTTGTCGAGCACCGGACAGCGATCCACGTCCTTGAACATGCCTGATAGGACCCAACGCCAAAGAGTTCGTCGTGGCACTCCAAGGATCGCCGCCAGTTCGGTGGTTGTATACGAGTAGCCGTTGAACGTCGCCGCCGCGCCCTGTAGCCCGAGCGTTCTGATGCGGGCGCGGATAGCCTTGATCGTTCGCCCAGGTAGAAACTTGGTGTAATTCTCGTGGTTTAGCTGGTGAACGTTCTCGACCAGGGTCAGGTCTTCGTCCCGCGACCACGGCTCTTTCTTAGCTGGCTTGCGCATAGATCACATTCTTCGGTAAGGGATAGTCTACAAAGCGCGTGAGCGGGCCGAAGTACGAAACCTCAGTCTTGCCGCACTCGCCGTTGCGATCCTTCTGTAAGCTGAGTATCTTGGCGAAATAGCCCTCTGGCATGGTCGCTTGTTCCTTCTTGGGAGCGTCATAGACAAACAGGACTTGGTTCGCATCCTGTTCGATGCCGCCCGATTCTCGAAGGTCAGATAGTTCCGGTTCGCGATCCTGTATCTCAACCAGACGATTTAGCTGAGAGAGGCCCAGGACGTTGACGTTCAGACGTTCTGCTAACTGCTTCGCGCCGGCAGTCACGCCGGATACCTGAGTCGCGCGGTTTGCTTTGAGCAAGTCAGGCGATACGGCCACAAGCTGTAAGTAGTCGATAGCGACCACAGCCAGCGGAGCCTGCCGCGCCAGAGTCTGTGCGTGCGCCGCGATCTCTTCAATGTTCCACCCTGCGGCTGAAACGATCACCAGGGGGCTGTCCGCAATCTCGGCCAGAGCGATTGTCGCGCGGTTCAACAAGTGGTCATCCTGAATGTCTCCCTCGCGGATGAGCCGTAGCGGGACGCCTGAACGAAGGGCGACGAGGCGTTGCATCATCTGTGCTGGTGCCATCTCGTACGAGTAGAGCACACATGGGAGCTTCGACACAACTGAAATGTGGTGTAAGATTGTCGCCGCGAGAGCGGTCTTACCCTGAGAGGTTCGTCCGGCAACGACCGTGAAGTCGGTTCGACGCAGCCCTCCCTGAAGTAGTTTGTTGAGGCGTGTCATGCTGGTGCGGATCACTTCGTCCTTCAACTCGCCAGTGATGCGCTTGAGCGTCGTGTCGTAGACCGCCTGCATCTCGTCCTTGAGCGTTCGTTCTTGCAGGCCGCGAGTGATGCGTCCTATCTCGCTGTGCAGCTTTCTCGCCCTGAGCGGCAAGCCTTCGTCGGCGTCTGCCGCAGCCTGGAGCAGATCAAAGCCCGCCTTCCCAAGCTGGCGTTCGAGGCTCATGCGGTGGACGATACTCGCGTAATGTACCGCGTTGAAGGACGACGGCACCATCAGCACCAGGGCTGACAGATAGCCGGTCCCGCCGATCTCGGCCAGACTGCCAGTCTTGTCCATCTCGTCGGTGACGGTCACGAAGTCGGGCGCGACGCCACGGTTTACGAGCGAACGTATCGCGTAGAAGATGGCCTGGTTCGACTCCAGGAAAAAGTCCTTCGGTTCGAGTCCCGTCGCCAGCGTGTACTCACCGGCGCGCGGGTCGATCAAGCACGACCCGAGCACGGCTTCTTCAGCCTCTTTGTCGAACTGACTTGGGAAGTCAATGTGCGGCATTGAGTAGCTCCCGCTGCGCGGTGTTGTCTGAGTGATACCGCGCCAGGTCATCGGGCGTCAGCTTGATCGTGTCGCCACGCGATTTCTTGTGGCCGTCGCGCAGGGACCAACCTCGTTCGTGATGCATCCGCATCTGGTTCATCCAGCCCGCGACGACGTCAGTATGCGGCTTCAGGCCACGCTGAAACTCACGCCACTGTTCCGCGACCTTGATCTGCCAGGCGACGTAGCTGAGCGCCACGTCGTACGGGTCTTGTTTCGGGTACTTCTCGATCGTGCGCTCGATGCGCTTCAGGTCATTGGGAAGTGCAGGGCTGTCACCCTTGAGCGTAGCGTAGACCCGCATTACTTCGTCACCAGCGGGCGTCACTGACAGCGTCGTTGGCGTCGGTGGCTCAAGGGAAAGCTGTTCCTGCTGGCGCAGCATCCGCAAACGTTCTCGGTCATACGTCCTTTTCTTTTCGATAGCTTCGTCCGCGCCACCGTAGAGCTTCCACTCGTGAACGTATACGTCGCCGTTCGGCCACTCGTCCATCCACTCGCAGTGGATCAGCGCCCGCCAGAGCAAGTCCGGTTCTCCGGTCCAAAACAGGGCCTTAGCCAGCTTTTCCCGGTCAATCGTGACCTTGCCCTCTAGTGGGCTGTGGCGGGCTGCCCAATGCCACAGGAGATGGATGATCCCCAGGGCTTCGGGTCGGCGCACGCCCAGCCAGTCACACAGGTCCATCAGCTTGGGATGCTGCGCGAGGTCGCAGTGCGACCGGATTGACGGAGTCTGCGATCGAGCCACGATCAAGCAGCGTCGGACAGTTCATCTTGCTCGTAGAGCGTCAGGTCCGTCAGCTTAATCGCGATCCATTCCCGGACTTTGTCCAGGTCGGCCTCGGGCAACTCACTGATGGGGTCAGGTAGTCCCAGCGAGGTCAGGCAGTCCTGCTTGACTAGCTTGAGCGTCGCCATCTCCAAGCCGGCAGCCGCGCGCTTTTTCGCGATCTCGCCCATAGCGATCATGATGTCCGAGATGGGGTTAGCCGCCTTGGGAACGTACGTGGACGCAGCAGGTTTGGCCGCTGGCTGTTCCTGAGCGGGCGGCGAGGAGGTTGCCGCAGGAGGCGGGCTTGCAGTCGCCTCCTGCGGCTTTCGAGTGTGTGGTTGCTGCGCGGGTCGTTCGCGGCGCGGCTGTGACGCAGGCCGTGCGCTGTCACGATCTCCCTCGTCGTCTGTGTCGTCCAGATGAAGCAGTGCTTTGTAAAACGATTTCACCGTGAATGAGATAGCCGCAGCCGGGTTCGAGCCGGTGTCGCTCCACCAGATGTCCAGATAGTCGGTCGGTTCATCCACGTTGACAAGCCGGAACGCGATCGTCACCTGCCAGTTGTTCTTGTCCAGGCAGTGTAGGCCAGGCGACACTGCACTCTCAGGAGCGAGGTCTTTCGTCGCCTCACTCGCAAGTGACGCATAGTGGGTCCGAAACTTCGCCTGCGAGGGGATGACCACGATGCCGGCCTCGGCTAACGGCTGGCGAATCGCCTTCTCGATGTCCCCTCGCCCGAGCGCTTGTTTTTGATACTGGTTCTGGCTCGTCGCCTGAATGTCGCCTACTTTCGTGGCGAGAGAAGCGATGCGCTGGTACAGGTTTAACGGCTTGTCGGCGGTCATGGTTTCCTCCGGATCGGAATATGGGTAGCAAGCTGTTGAGACGAAGTCACGATATGACGTGTCAATGACGAGTAGTGCTTGACATTCGCAGCCCTTGTGGCTCGAAGCACTGTGAGACACAACATGTGGTGGCCGTGCCGGGGAGGCTGTCCCACTGCCCTCTCTCCTCCAGATTGCGGGGATAGACACACCCTATCAGGCCATTCCGGGTTTGTACAGATGCAATTTGGTAGCGACAGATCGGTCTTGACGACTGCCGTCTTGACACATCTTAATCTGGCGTTCATCTTCTCTCTTACACGCGAGTGCGCGATTAAGTAACTACTCAAGAGTATTTCTTTCTACGTCAGACCTGTACTTATCGTTACTCTTCCTAAGCGTTACTTGAGTACAGAGAATCATTGTCTACTGATGGAGGGAGGGTTAGGAAGGGGAGAGTCCGAGAGGGGGAACCGTGTCGTACGACACTACATAACGTACGCCGTTTGTCGTACGACACGACATAAGGCTCTCGTTTGTCGTACGACATCCTCTCAGTCGTCCTTGCCGCCATCCTCTGTTCTAAGTTTGTGCGCGCGCGTACGCGCAAGGTACGAGTTCTCGCGGTCGATGATCGCCTGACGCGAGCTAGCGCGCCAGGCATCGTCCACGTTGGCACACGCGAATGCGACCAAGATCGACACGAGAGTCATCGCTGCGTCCTCGTCTCGCAGGACGCCAAGCACGATCGGTTGGTCATCGCTTGTGTACATGAAGATCGTTGGCGGCGTGCCAGGCTCAGTCTCGTCCTCTTCGGTGATAAGCACCTTAAGCGGCGTGACCCTGCCGTCGATCTCAGTCACCCGTGCAAGAAACGTTGATGCCACTGAAGCCCCCATAGGCCGGAACTAGCGGCCTGCTCTCATCTTACTCCTGTATCGCTCCCAGATCAAGACCGAAAATTTGGGGGTTGACACGCTCCTGGTTTCATGATAGGGTGATCGTAACGCTCAGAAGACCGCTCTTTCTGGAACGGAGATGGCAGTGGAAGACGCCAGCGTAAGCTGCAACAAAGTAGGCTGCAAGTGCGGATGTTCCGCTCTTGAGGTCAGCCCGAAGCTCCTGTGGTTGTGGGGGACGCTCAGGCTAGGCGCAATTGCCAGCGTCCTGAGAATCGACCCCATCGAAGAATGCATACACGCAGTCATCTGTGAGGCAGACGGGTTGTCTCGATGCTTGTTTTGCGGCCATACAGCAGTCCTGGAGGGTGCCCATGCATGAAAACGATCTGCTCCTTCTTCTTCCGTCCATCATCATGGTGGCCGTGTTGATCTGTGCTCTAGTGGGAGGCCACGTGTGAGAGAGTTTGAAACCGGCGCGACACGCGACAACGACACCAACAAGCTGGACTACGAGGGATTTCTGTCCCCGGTCGTCCTGGAAGCGTTCGCCGGATACATGCACAAGCACCGCAAGCAAGCGGACGGGAAGCTGCGGGCGTCGGACAACTGGCAGAAGGGGATGCCGCGCTCCGTCTACCTGAAATCGGCGTTCCGGCACTTCATGGACCTGTGGAAGCTGCATCGCGGCTACTCAGCCATCGACCGATCCACCGGAAAGCCGGTTGACGAAGCGGAGGCGTGCTGCGCGCTCATGTTCAACGTCATGGGCTACCTGCACTCGATGTTGACGGAGATGCCCGAAAGCTGCGACCCTCTGGACAATATCGTCCCGTTCCCAAGCATCACGCTATCGGATAGGGAGCTAGCCGGCCCGATGATGACTCTGGACCTGGAGGTGCCGGAAAACGAGAAGGAGCGAGAGGCGTTCTGGGCCGATACCTCAGACGTCATACGAGATATCGCGCACCGCCTTGTTCCATACCAGAGGGCGACCGCTGATGACTGGATGATGCGCCAGGCCAGAGAGAAAGCGAGCAAGCTATGAACCTCGCCATCGACATGGACGGTGTCCTGATCTCGAATGACGAGGTCTGGGCCGATCACTACAACAAGAACCGCGAGAAGCACGGCCACGTCTGCGAGGCCGGCGAGCCTGATTCGTGGGACTACTTCACCAACATCTGCAAGACCTGTTTCCACGACTGCGTCCACAGCCACGACATCATGGCCCGGTCGCCGGCGATGCCCGGAGCGAAACAGGGATTGCGCTACCTGACCCTGATGGGCTACACGCTCCATCTCGTGTCACACCGCGCGCCGAACATGCGGGCTACGGCGAAGCAGTTACTGGAGAGACACGGGCTACTCGATCACTTCAAAAGCGTCGAGTGGTCCTGGGCACCGAAGGTCGAGACGTGCGAACGCCTTGGGGCATTCGCCCTGATTGACGACAGCCCCGCCAACCTTGAATCGCTCGTGGGATCAGGCACGGCACCGATCGTGTTCGATCATGCCTACAACCGACACCTGAAGCACATGCGCCGGGTTCGCTACTGGAAGGATGTCCCGGACGTGGTGGAACTGGCCTGGCTCAAGGGCTACGCCACGAGACAACTTAGGGAGGCTAACGAGCAGCTTGTGTCACAATTGTCGAGAGGCAATACATGAGCGCTCCGATCTTCGGGACGTGGTTAGCGATTGACGACGACACCGAAGAGGTCATTGCCGAGAGCGAAGAGGGCACCAACTATGGGAAGTTCGAGCGACAGGTGAGAAAGTCACATCCTGGGTGCTCGTTCGTCATCTCCTACCGTGGCGGTGAGGCTGGCGGCATGATCCGCGACCGGCCACGCACTCTGGCCCGCTGGGATGCGCGCCAGCTAGACGGAAAGGGTTAGTCATGAGAGTTGCCCGCCCCTGGACTGAGGCTGAAGAGGCATTCATCCGGGACAATCCTGAACTGACCATACGCGAGTTGTACGGGCAGAGCGGCAGTGACCGCACCTGGGACAGCTACCGCAACAAGGTCAACTCGATGCGCATTGATCCTGCGAACGAGCCAGAGGAACTAGCCCGCGTCAAGCGTCTCGGTGTCATCGCAGACCTTCTCGAACGATCCGGCATTGCTCCCGAAGACATCGGCAGGGTGGAGAAAGTCCGACTCAACGAGTGGGAGGGCTTCTACAAGGACGCCAACGACGAAGCTCAGAAAGTTCACATGGAAGCTGCGAGCCTCATACTCTCCCCGAAGTGGGCTGAGGGTCCTGCGTGGCCCGTCGTGCAGCCTGGCCCGTCATACAGCGTGCATCCGATCGACTGCGACGCCATCCATCCGTCCGGGATGGAAACGTGTGTCGTGCTCCAAGACGCACAGGTCGGCTATTACTACGGTCGCTGCGACGATCTTCACCCGACGCATGACGAAGCGGCCCTGGACGTCGCGCTACAGATCGTATCTCAAGTAAAGCCCGATCGAATCGCGCTCAACGGCGACTGGTTCGACTTTCCAGAACTAAGTAAGTACCGCAAGCAACCGAAGTTTGTGCGCACTACGCAGGCAAGTGTCGATCGCCTGACACGCTTTATGGCCCAGCTACGCAGTGCCGCGCCGGCTCGTTGCCGCATCGAGTGGATCGAGGGCAATCACGAGAAGCGAGCCTCGAACTACATCATCGACAACGCTCTCGCTGCGTTCGGTCTGCGACAGGGCGAACAGCCTGATGGCTGGCCGGTTATGAGCGTGCCTCACTTGTGCCGACTGGACGACTTTGGCATTCACTACCTGGCTGGCTACCCCGCGCAGAATATCTGGCTCTCGGATAGACTACAGATCGTCCACGGCGACAAGGCAGGACGAGGGGCAAACAGCCAGAGATATCTCATCGAAGAGCGTGTCAGTACGATCTACGGCCACGATCACCGACGCGAGTGGGCAGAGATCACCAAGCGGACTC